ATTATCAAATGGATTTAGCGAAAGAGATTCTTTCTGTTGCTATGTCTAGTCATATGGTTATTCAAAATAGAACTAAATCTGCATCTGGTGCTAATAATACTACAGAAGTTGATGCTCAGCCATTGAAAGGTCCTGTGTTTGAGTTTTCACTTGGTGTGCCAAAGTTGAAAGCTGCTTCGCCTGATTCATTAAATTATATGAGACCGGAAGGAATTATTTTAGTTAGAGCAAATCAATTACCTGGTAGTGATCCTACTGCTTATAGAGAAGTACCTGTGAAGAGTGCTTTTCAAGGAGTAGTGAAATCTGGATATACACGATTGAATCCAGGTGCATTGAAATCAATGACAATTGGATGTGATGTTAGTGGATATTATGGAAATGTGTTGTTTAAGTTACGTATTAATCAAGAAGGTCAAATTAATCGAGCTTATGGTAAATCTCAGATGGTTATACTTGAAGAAGAGTTGAATTCTGGTAGTACTAATCAAATTACTATTTCTTATGAATGTCAACATATTGCTGGTGCTGATATGACTACTACTAATAGTCCAAATATTCAACCAGGATATCAAGCATCTAATATTAATAATGCCCCATAGTCACGTGGTGGAATTGAGAACCGCTCCCTGTATTACTTACTGGTAGCGGTTCTCAATTCTCACCCACGTGACCATCTAGGGTCCGTCCCCCCTCTAATAAAAAAAAAGTTACAACCTAACTGGTGTAATCTATTACGACCTATCCCGAATGCAACAAGTTGCATGAGCAAAATAAAAAAAAATAAAAAAAAAAAGTTATCTATACTTGAGATAGTTAATTAGCCTGAGAGGATAAGAGGGGGGACCACGCGTTAAGGGATGGTGTGGCATGGCTTAACGCGGCGTGTCATTTCGGGTCCCAATTAAAAGTTTCATATATAAAATCTATAAAAGGAGCAAAATAAGTATGGTAAGAAGACAAGGAATATTTTGGATACTGACCATCCCTCAACATGGATTCACGCCCTATCTTCCACCACAATGTTCCTACATCGTTGGCCAATTGGAAAGAGGAGAGCAAAGTGGATACTGCCATTGGCAAGTTATGGTTGGATTCAAGCAAAAACAATCTCTCAACGGAGTCAGAGCCGTTTTCGGAGACGTTCATGCAGAACTTTCGAGATCTTCCGCCGCCGACACCTATTGCCAAAAAGAAGAAACTCGTGTTCCGGGAACCGAGTTTGAGCTCGGAATCAAGTCCTTCTGCAGAAACTCGAAAGTTGAATGGGAGTCCGTGTGGTCCGCCGCCAAGTCCGGAGATTTTTCAGGAATACCGGCTAACGTACGAGTGGTCAATTATCGGACCCTTCGTACGATTAGCGCAGATTATTCAGAGACTAGAGGAATGGAACGTGAATGTGTGGTGTTCTGGGGAAAGACAGGTAGTGGAAAAAGTAGACGTGCATGGGAAGAAGCTGGTTTGGAAGCTTATTCTAAGGATCCCCGTACAAAGTTTTGGTGTGGTTATCATGCTCAAGAAAACGTTGTTATTGATGAATTTCGAGGAGGAATTGATGTTTCCCATCTTTTACGATGGTTGGACAGATATCCGGTCCGAGTGGAAGTCAAGGGATCATCAAAACCTTTGGTAGCTAAAAAAATTTGGATTACTTCGAATTTAAGTCCAGTGATGTGGTATCCAATGTTGGATGAAGAAACATTGGCTGCTTTAATGCGTAGAATGGTAGTTACAGAGTTTGCTTAATAAAAAAAAAATGGCTTATGTCAAAAGAAGAGGTTATAATTTTAAGCGTACTTATACTCCAAAGCGTAAATATGTTTCTAAGTTTAAGAAGACTTATAAAAAGCCGGTGTACCGCAAGTCTGGATATAGAAAAAAATATCCAACCACAAAAAGACGATATAGTCGTAGATAGTAGTTTACTTAATAAAAATGGTTAAAAGAAAAGCTGATGAAAGTGCGTTTGAGTTTAGACAAAGGAAGAAGAGATATAAGTATAAGAAAGCTCATCAGTATGATGAGGAACAAACTTATTGGAAACAACAAAATAGTAGAGCGTATAGGGTTCAAAGAGAAAGTATTAGTGATTTATTTGCAGGAGTAAGTGCTGCAAAACAAGTTAGTTCAGCTGTACAATTGTTAGAAGGTTCGGGTTTGAGTGCGTCTAGTATAGGAAGTATGTTTGGAGGTTCAACCGAAGCTATAGCTCTTGGAGAAGCAGTTGCAGCTGGAGCAGTGGCAGGAGTCGGAGTAGCTGGTTTAGCTGGTGGTGCTTTAGGATATTTAGCTGGTCAAGCCATTGGATCGTTGTTTACCCAAAATTCAGAAAGTTTAGTAACAACAATAATGCCTGGAACTTATCAAGGAAAGTTTGCTTTAAGTGCAAAGGCTAGTCAAAAAGGTCTTAGAGATAAGTATCAAAAGAAAGGTGCTGTTTATATTGAAGAAACTTATGGAAGTGTGGCTGATCCTGATTGTGTATACATGGGTCATTCTACTTATAGTCGAACGTGTATTGCACGTGCTGTAGGGTTAGCATTGTTGAGAAAGTTGTTTAGAGTTGGAGTTAAATTTAATCCTACTACAATTTATGAAGAGTTGCCTTTAATTGCAGCAGATCCTAATTCAGGTCCTGCAGGATTTATTATTGTTTATTGTCTTAAAGATTCTGATGGAACTGAGACTAAAGTATCTCATGAAATTCCTAATGATTATGGATTGAATAATTTATTAACTCATAATCAAAATGGATTTGTATTGTTGGATAATGTATTGGAAGCAATGCAAAGTGATAATGTTAATAATCTTACTAAAGTTATATTGTATACAAAAGAAGGAGATAATTTTAGATTGCATTATCAAATGGATTTAGCGAAAGAGATTCTTTCTGTTGCTATGTCTAGTCATATGGTTATTCAAAATAGAACTAAATCTGCATCTGGTGCTAATAATAC